TAGGTTATGAAGAAGGAGTAGAAGGTAAAGCTACATTAGCCCAACAAGATATTAGATTTGCTCGTACAATTGAAAGAATCCAAAGAATAGTATTATCGGAATTAAATAAAATAGCTCTCGTTCATTTATATACTCAAGGGTATACAGATGAAACTTTAACTAATTTTACTTTAAACATGGCTAGTCCATCTATTATACTAGAACAAGAAAAAATAGAATTACTAAAATCCAAAACTGAATTATCGGGACAAATGTTAGAGCAGGGTCTAGTACCTTCTGATTGGATATACGATAATGTATATCAGTTTAGTGAAGATCAATATGATGAATACAGAGATTTAACCAGAGAAGATGCTAAACGTAAATTCAGAATAGCTCAAATCCAAGCTGAAGGTAACGATCCTGTTGAAACCGGTAAATCATATGGTACTCCACACGATTTAGCTTCTTTATATGGTAAAGGAAGAATGTATAGCGACCCAGGAGAAGTTCCTGAGCCCGAAAAATATGCAGCTGATGACCCTAAATTAGGAAGACCTAAAGATACTAATGTTAAACGTAATACTCAGGATGATAATTTTGGTAAGGATAGACTAGGTGTTAATCGTATGAAGGATAAAGATAAAAATGATTCTAATGCTATTAAAAATAATTTTAAAGGAGGTAGTCCTATGGCTTTAGAATCTGCTAAAACAACATATCTAAAAAATAAGGATATGTTTAAAAAAATAAACCAGAAAAAATTAATATTTGAAGGAGATAAAGACACCACTTCATTATTAGATGAAAAACAATTAAAGAAGTAAACTTCCTTTAATATTTATAAATAAATATATTTTTTGATGAAAATTAAACATTCAAAGTACAGAAATACCGGTATAATATTTGAATTATTAGTACGCCAGATTACAGCTGATACTTTAAAAGGTGATAATTCCCCTGCCATTGATATACTTAAAGAATATTTTGTTAATACTTCTTTAGGTAAAGAATATAAATTATATGAATCTATTCTTAAATCTAAAGTAGTTTCCGAAAGCAGAGCTACTTTAGTTATAGATACTCTATTAGAAGCTTCTACTAAATTTAATAGAAAGTCTTTAAAAAAACAAAAATATAATTTAATTAATGAAGTAAAAAAACACTATAACTTAGAATCCTTTTTTGGTTCTAAAGTAAGTAATTATAAAGAATTAGCAGCTTTATACACTTTAATAGAGGGTATTAATTCAAAAAATATTTCATATCCTAAACAATTAGTTAATAATAAAATTACTTTATTAGAACATTTAACTAAAAAAGAAATAAAACAAGATATTGAACCTACAGTACTGGAGGAATTTTCTAAGTATGATAAAGATGTAAGAACTTTGACTTACAAAGTATTATTAGAAAAATTTAATAATAAGTATGATTCATTAACATCAGATCAAAAATCTATTTTAAAAGAATATATTAATTCTGTGGATTCTACTCCCGATTTAAGAAATTTTTATAATACTAAAATTAATGAATTAAAAAGTATTATATCTAAGGAAAATAAAAATATTAAAGATAAGGCTACACAAATTAAAATAAATGAAGTAGCTAAATTTTTAACTGAATTAGAAAAAACTGATAAAGTAGGAGATAATAATTTAGTTGATTTGTTACGTTTTTATCAATTAGTAAATGAAATTCAAGTAGCAAATGGCTTACAAGTATAAACTTAACGAAATGTCTAAAACTGCTTCTCCAGAAGCAGCCGAAAAGGCTACTGGTATCCCCCAATCCAAACAAGAAGTAGGAAAAGTAACTTTTAGTAAAGATGGTGATACTAAATATACAGTTACTAATGTAAATCCTGAAACGGGACAAGTATCTTGGAAAGTAGAAACTCTTCCTGCCTTTGATAAACTATTAGATGATGCTGATGAATTAATTACTACCTCTAGAGGAGTTTATACTAAAACCAAATCAGATGAAAAATTTAGAGAATTCTTTGAGGAGGCTAAAACATTAAGAAATAAAATTAGAAAACACCTTCGTAACGAATATCCTGATGAATATAAAAGAATTCAAATGTTTGGTGAAGGAGAGGTAGATGAAATATCATTATCTGGAGCTGCTGGTGCCTATAATACCCCTTTTGCTTTTAGAAAAAAAGGTTCTAAACCTAATGTAGGTGCTTTAACTAAATTAGGGTATAAATTAGTTAAAAAAGATAAAGAAGATGTAAGTGAAGGTGATACCTATGAAAAAATGGCTGCTAAGGGCAAAAAATCAGGCAACTTAAAACAGGGTACTGTTAGAAAAAGATTAGGTATTAAAAAAGGAGAAAAAATTCCATTATCTTTAATTAATAAAGAATTAACTCGTATGAGAAAAATGGATAAAGATGATGATAAAAAAGGTGTACAGTTAGGTGATAAAAATCAAAAATATTATAAAGCATTACAATTATCAAAAACATTAAAAACAACTACTAATGTTAATGAAGAAAAAGCTATTACATTTAGACCTGGTACTTTAGATGATTTAGAATTTTCAACACGATTCTTAGATAAAGAAGGAATAAAATATAGAGTAAATAATTATGATTTAATATTATCAGATAACGATTATTTAGTAGTTTTAGACTATTTAAAAGGCGGGAATAATGTAAATGTTAATTTATCAAATTCAATTATTAATGAAAATGATAGTTAAAAAACTATTTTAATATGTATAACCGTAATATAAAAGAAAATAAAGATAAAGCATCTAAATTTCATGAGGAACGTATAGAAGCTTTTGATAAATTAGAATCTAGATTTGAGGGTATTAAAAAATCTATCAAATTAGCTAAAATAGAAACAATAAAATATTACAGAGATAATCCGGAAAGCTTTGCTGTCGTAATTGGGACAGATATGATTAACGATTATTTTAACGATATAGAAACATTATTACAATAATATAATTATGAAACAAACACCAAATCAATTATTCGAACAACTTTCAAAGGAATTTAGTCCTAAAAAAGCAAAAGAAGTAATTAATGAAGAGTTAGGAAAAGTAGTGGAACTAAAACCTTTAGCTAAACTAGAATCTACAGTCAAAGATCCTTTTTGGACTAAATTTGAAACTTATTTAGCTGAAAATTCTTTACAACCATTAGTTAATACTGAAGAAAAAACTAATACTAAGGAACAGGAAGAAAAAATTAAAGCAGTATCTAAAAAAGCAGCTGGTACAGTAGAAAATATTGATTCTCATAACTATGACTATAGCCCTTCAGTTAATAATATTAATAATGTGAATACCCAGGAAATGTTAAATGGTATTCAATGTGAAATTAATTATAATAAAGAATTAACTTTAGATGAAGCTAAAGAATTAGCTGTTAAAAACTTAGCTAAGGATCCTTTACATTATGTAAAAGAAGGTCAATTTGGTGTTAAAGGTCTGGGATATACTGAAGCTAAAGTACAAGTAAATGCTGGTAAAACTTACGGTGGAAGTGGATATAGTGAAAAAGTAAAAGAAGGTTCCGATGACATGCAAGTAGTTAAAGAAAATAAGGATAAAGATTGTGGTTGTGATAAAGAAACTATTAATGAATCCCTAGGACAAGTAGTAACAACAGGTAACCCTAATTCATTAGCAGCTATGTCTGGTCAAATTATAAATCAAATGATGGCCGAAAAAGAAGAAGTTAAGGAAGAAGATCCATTACCTATGGATGAAGTAGATACTATGGAAGCTAAAGGTAAAGATATGGATGGTGATGGTGATATTGATTCCGATGATTATTTAGCTTCTAAAGACCAGGCTATTAAAAAAGCTATAGGTAAAAAAGCTAAAAAAGAATCTATTGATACTAAATTAGCAGAAATAGGAAAAGCTGGTGAAATTACAAAAATGGAAGCTCAATTAGAGTTCTTAAGTAATCACATTAATGAAAAAATAGATAGAGTAAGTTCTATTAATGAAGATGATAATCTTAAAGAATTAATAGATAAATCTAAAATGAAAGCCATGCAAAAAGAAATTAAGCTTTTAGAAAAAAGAAAGCTTAAGATGGAAAAACTATATGAAAAAATGGCTGGTAAAAAATACCAACAAACGGAAGTAGTAGATGAGATTAATGATCAAAGCGTATTTGATTTTGCTAATCCTACTGGAGGAGAAACTTTGGACCCCGAACCTAAAAAAGTAGGTAAAGGTACTGGTAAAAGCTATTTAAACCGACCTTCAGGACCTGCTAAACATCCTTAATAATGAGTAAAAAACTCTTAATAGAAACTCATACTGTTAA